ATGGGCAGGAATCGCCAGCGTAACGACCCCGACAGGTACCTCGCCACCGTCAACGGCTACTATCACTACAAGCGCCGCGTGCCGTTCGATCTGGCGCACCTGGACAAGCGCAGCCCGCACGTGCGCAAGTCGCTGAAGACCGACGATCTGGCGCTCGCCCGACGCAAGCGCGACAAACTCGAGGAAGCCGACGATGCGCTCTGGGCCTCGATGATCACCGAAACCGACGTCGATCCGGCACGGCGGCGCTACGACGCGGCGGTCAAGCGCGTCGAGGCTTTGGACTTCGTCTTCCACCCCGGCCGGGACTTCGAACACAATGACGAAGCCTTTGACGACCTGGTCGCGCGGCTTCGGCTCATTTTTTCCAAGGAAGACACGATGCTCGACGTGGCGCCGGCGCTGCTCGGGGCGATCGAGGTGCCGAAGACGACATTGACCAAAGCCTTCGACATCTATTGCGATGAGATCGTTGCCGACGAACTGGTCGGCAAGAGCAAGGTCCAGCGCGAGCAGTGGAAAAAGGTCAAGCAGCGCGCCGTCAACAATTTCGTCGCGATCATCAGCGACAAGGCGATGACAGACATCACCGTCGACGACGCACAGAAGGTCTATCGCCATTGGCTGGGCCGCATCGCGCCGAAGAAAGGTTCGCCGACCGCCTCGGCATCGTCGGGCAACCGTGACATAGGCAATCTGCGGGTGCTCTATGGCGCCTATTTCAAATACCAGGGCGACGCCAAGCGGCAGAACCCGTTCGACGGCCTCGGCTACAGCGGCAAGAAAAAGAAGCGTCCGCCATTCCCGACGCCGTGGCTGCGTGACACGATCATGGGAACCGGCCGGCTGGCTACGCTGAACGACGAGGCGCGCGGAATCGTGCTCGCCATGATCGAAACCGGCGCCCGGCCGAGTGAGCTCGCCAACCTGTCCGAGACGGCCATCAGGCTGTCGCACCCGGTGCCGCACATCGCGATCGAGCCGCGCGACGATCCCGACGATCCGCGCGAGATCAAGACCGAATCATCGCAGCGCATGGTGCCGCTGGTAGGCGTCGCGCTGGCCGTTTTCGAGAAGCACAAGACGGGTTTCCAGCGCTACCGCGATCGCGAGAACGACTTGTCGAACACGCTCAACAAATACTTCCGGTCGAACAGTCTTTTCCCGACCACGAAGCATAAAATCTACTCGATCCGGCATTCGTTCGAAGACCGCATGAAAGAGGGAAATCTCGACGAAGAATTGCGGCGCATCCTGATGGGCCACACGATCGACCGACCGAGCTACGGCTCCGGCGGCTCGCTGGAATGGCGGCGCGATCAGCTGCTCAGGATCGTCCTGCCGTTCGATCCGTCGATCGTTTGAGGCGGTCGCGCGCCGCGGCAAGTATGGCGTCGGAATCGCGCATCTCGTTCAGCTTGCGTTCGATTGTCCGCCAGACGGGCAGGTACAGTTTCGCGTTTCGCCCGGCTCTGTCCATGAGCCGGGCGATGAGGTCGAGGAAGCTTTCGAGTTCTTCCTCGGTGACTGGCTTGGGGCGAGATTTCGCCATGGCTGGCTGCTACTCGATCTCGACCGGCTTGCCGTCGACCAGCCGATAGAACGTGTCCGGCTTGATCCCGTCGCTGCCGGCAATGCCCGCGAAGACATGGGCGATCCTGCCGTCATAGCCGGAGCGTTCGACAAGGAAGATCGCGCACCCCTTGGCGCCACGCGCCTTGCCCTGCCAGCCCGATGCGGTGGCAGCGCCCCCCGCGCCTGATGCGGTGGCAGCGCCCCGGGTACCTGATGCGGTGGCAGCGCCATGGTCGCCCGATGCGGTGGCAGCGCCCTGGTCGCCTGATGCGGTGGCAGCGCCCCCCGCGCCTGATGCGGTGGCAGCGCCCTGGTCGCCTGATGCGGTGGCAGCGCCCTGCCAGCCCGATGCGGTGGCAGCGCCCTGGTCGCCTGATGCGGTGGCAGCGCCCCTCTCGCCGGATGCGGTGGCAGCGCCATGGTCGCCCGATGCGGTGGCAGCGCCCTGGTCGCCTGATGCGGTGGCAGCGCCCCGGGTACCTGATGCGGTGGCAGCGCCCTCGATGCCGGATGCGGTGGCAGCGCCCTGCCAGCCCGATGCGGTGGCAGCGCCCTGCCAGCCCGATGCGGTGGCAGCGCCTCCATCGTCGATCGACTTCACCGCCTCGCCCTTGCCGGCCGTGAACGACCCGTCTACCCATTTGACCCGGTCCAGCACGTAGCGGATCGCGTGGGCGATCAGCTCGGGCAGCCTCAACTCGGCCTTGATGGTGATCTCGGCTGCCGCGATCTTGGTGTCGCCGCCGTCTTCGCGCGCCGTCTTGCCGCCAAGCTCGACGATTGCAAAGCGGCTCGTCGCCGGCGGATAGTAGCGGAAGACATTGAGCGGGTGTTCGCAGGCATGGAACCCCGTCTCGCATGCGACGACGTCGCCTTCGTGCCTGTAGGTCTTTCCGACCTCATACTGGAACACTTCGCCGGTCGGCGGGATGCAGGCGAAGCTGGCGTTGAAGCCCTTGAAGGCGACGATGGTAGGATCTGCAGGATCCGGAGCGGCCGTGGTTTCGGTGGCGGCGATCGGCCTGGCTTTCTTTGTGGCGGCTTTCTTGACGTGGACGGCCATGGGTTCAATCCTTCCAGGGGCAAGGCTCGCCCGAGGCGGCGCGGAAGAACGCGACGATCAGCCGGTGCAGAGCGGGTGCATTTTCGGGGAGGCGGGCAAGGCCGGTGCCAAGCCCGTCGGCGGGGGCGTAAACGACGTATCCCTGGGCAAGCGCCAGAGACACCCGATTGAGGTCTTCGACGACGGTGGCAAGGGCCAGGCGTTCACCGTCCCGGTAGTAGTCGCCCGGCGCGTAGAGCGTGGCGATGCCGATGGCATTGGGCTCGCCGCGCATGGCACCGGCCTGGCCGCCCATGCCGACGCGCTCGCAATTGTCGCCGAACACGAAGAGCGCGTCAGGTTCGGCGCGCAGCATGTCGCGCGTGACCCATGCGAGATATTTCACGGGCATGGCGAGACCTCCTGGCTTTGAGGGCCGTTGGCGATCTCAAGCAGTATGTCGGCATGGCAGGCCTCGCCTGATGCACACCAGCAGGCGAGGTTCCTGCCGGCGAGACGCTGGCGCACTTCGGCTTCGCTGGTGCGCAGCCCGCCCGAAAGCAGCGCCGCGAGGAACCGCTCGACGGCGGCCGTGTCGCGATCGATGAATCCCCCTGTGCGACGGTCATGGTCGCCGATGATGAACGGATTGCCGAAGATCGACGGCCGGCTGACATTGACCGCGGCGAGGCCGTTGATAGCATGGCTGTGCGCCTGAAGGTCGAAGCCCCTTTGGCGCGACAGGCGAAGGCGGACGGGGCGGGTCATGGCCGCACCGGGAAAGCGCTGTGCTCGACGCCGTCGAGCAGCCGGCCGGAATAGCTTTTCTTCACCCGGCCCATCCAAGCCGCGCCGCGCTCCTTCCAGTCGGCGTTAACCATGCCCTTGCGGCCGAAGTCGACGCCAACGCCTACGACTTCTCCAGACGCGGTGAAAATCCGATCTTCGGAACAAACCGGCTTGGGTTCGATCTCGGTGAAATCCGCCCAGCTTCCCCATTGCTTGAAGAAGAACGCCACACCGGCGGCGGCACATTGGTCGCGGATCGACCGCGCCCAGTTCGGATGCATCGGCCGTGAGCCGTTGCCGCTCTCGCCGCCGACGATAATCCAGTCGAGCTTCTCGTGACCTCGGGAAATCGGGTTTGGTCCGTTAGGGTTGTCGTGCCACCAATTTCCCCGGAGTGCGTCGATGAACTTATGGCCGTTGCAGAAATCATCGAACTGGATCGACCCCAGCAGCGGCTCGGCCGAGACGAAGCGGACGGACGCCGGCGTCGCCAGCAGATCGGGCACGCGTTCGTCGGCGCGGCGCTGATCCTCAGCGGAGACCCCGAGCCAGACATTGGGAAGCGGCCACTGCCACTGCATGGCTTTGCAACGGCCGTCCTCGGTCCAGAGATCGTCATTCTCGGTGTCGGCCAGCCCGAGCTTTTCGAGGATCGGTTCGCATGCTCGCTCGACCTGCGTTAGCCTCGTCTCGCCCCGCTTTTCTGCCGGGATGTGAAAGCCGTCGGGAAGCGTTCTCGCTGGTGCTGGCTGCCAGCGCTCCAACATATACTCCCGCATGCGCGCGGCGCGCTTGGTCAGCACCTGGAAGGTGTGCTGCGGCGCCAGCGCCATGACGGCGAAGACACGGTCGATCCATTCGTCGGGAACGTTCTCGGCGAACAGGTCGCCATGGGCGCACACGAAGATCCTGCGCGGGCGTTTCCAGCGCAGCGGCTGGTCGAGCCACTGTTCATTGAACCGGACCTCGCCGTTCCAGACCGGGTTGCTCTTTTGCCTCCCCGCCCGGCCCTCGGCCTCGCCGCCTCTTGCCATAGTGTCGATGGTCAGGCCCTGCCGGCTCGGCGTGTGCTTGAGGCGGCTGCCGGCGAGCTTCATGGCATAGCAGTGGGTGCAGCCAGGCGAGACGATGGAACAGCCGGTGATCGGATTCCACGTGGCATCGGTCCATTCGATGTGCGTGTGATCAGCCATCGGCCCGCTCCGCCTTGAAGCCGCCGCAGGTGTTCACCGCGAGCACGATCCACGCCGCGATGCGGAACACCTCGTCGTCGTCGCGGTCGTTGTTGACGTCCACGACGAAGACGGTGTTCCCGTCGGCGTCGACGACGACGCCGACGTCGCCAGCGGCATGATCGAGCGGCAGGCACACGTTCTGCGCCGCCAGCAAGGCGACGAACTGCTCTGTCGTCGCGGGGTTTTCGATGCGAAGGTCGGCCATCACGCGCCTCCGAACAGGCAGGACGCCAGCACCGCGCCGCCGACGAGGATGGCGGCGATCAGGGTGAGGCCGATGAGGGTGGAGCGGGCGCGCAGCGCGTCGGTTACCGGGTCCGGCGCGGCGTGGCGGCTAACGCCCGGATCATCGGGCTGCCTCGGGAAAAGCATCAGGGCGCGGCGGTCGGGGAAGGGGTCGCGCGTCATGCGAGCCACCCGAGAAAAAAGACCGTCGCGCCGGCGGTGAAGACCACCGCTGCGGCGAAGGCCGACAGGTCCTGCAGCATCGACCCGGCCTCCTACAGGGCGCGGGCGCGGCGCAGCGCCGTCGCCAGGTCGGCGGCGGCGGCGCCATGTTCGGCAACCTCGGCCGTGGTGTAGCCGCGCAGGCGGAGGCTGTCGGCGGTGACCGGCTCGCCGTTGACCGCCATCACGGTCATCGTGTCGGCCATGCGCTCGACGGTGCCTTTGCGCTGCGCCGCGATCGCCGCATGGGCGCGATCAAGGACGTCGTCGGGGGTGTGGAAGGTGATCATTTGTTGTCTCCTGAAGGTTTCTGGCGTTGAATGACGGGGAACGATTTCCACGGGGAGAAACGTAGGCATGCAAAGGGAGACCACTTTCGTGGCCGAGCGATTTACTGGCGTTGTTGTGGAGAACCTGCGGGTGGTTCCGTCGGAAGACGGAAAGCAGCTCGGGCTAACCTTCGTATCGCCGACAGGAGACGATGTGAGCGTCGTGATTTCGTCGGGTCTAATGCCTCTGCTTCTCGAATCTCTCGAGAGAGGAATCGAGCGCTGCAATCAGCGGATTGCGGCGAGCTTGCCCGAGCGGTTCGAGTAGCGCCGCGCAGTCGCATCCAAAGTTTGGCGGACAGTTCGACGGACGATCGGCCGTCGCGGAAATGCGTACGGAAGACGTAGTCGCCGGTGTCGGGTCGCTTCGCGAGTTCGAACCACTCGATTGCCGGCTGGAACGACATCGTCGACGCGGGCGAGATCGCGTCGAACTTCCATCCCGGCTCCAGCTCGAACCGCCTGGCTTCGATCAGCGTCGCCGCATTGACCGGAACGGCGAAGAGCGATGACGCTGTCGTGGGCGGCCGGCGAAACCATCGCCTGATGTGGGAAAACATGTCTCGGCTCCATCGCGGGATTGCGAATGGAGCGCATAGTTGCGTCAAACGCAACCTCGTGTCAATTGCATAGTTGCGTCAAAAGCAACTTACATGATGGTTTTGCCAAACGATCGCGGCTGACAGGTGCGAATCACGCAACCGACACCGCACCCCCGGCAGCCCGTGACCTTCGAAGGTCTTGAGTAAATGGACGCCGCGCTACACTATCCTCCGCAACAAAATCTCGGGGGAGAGAAAGATGAGCGTTCTTGAAGTCACGGAATCGCTAGCAAGTTGGGTTGAAGCCAAGCCGATATGGACACCATCGCGCCCTGTTGATCTTCCTTCGGCTGACGATGAGCAGGAGCGCGATGCGGCTGGACTTGGTGCTGCCGAGGGGCAATCGTTCATGATCGAATACAAGGATTCGAAAGGACAGGCGTCGCGTCGCCGGATCACTGTCTGGCACATCTCGGAGAGCTCTCGCGATGGTATTCCCTTTCTCTATGCGAGGTGCCACGAGCGACAGGCGATGCGAACCTTCCGGATCGACCGCATCGTCAATTGTATCGATTACGATGGGGTGGTTCACAGCGATGTTCCCAGATTCCTGACCGATGCTCTGGGCATGTCGATCGGGCTGGCATCGGCGGCGGAAGACACGGCAGAACGTCGGTGGCAACTGATCCTTGCTCGAGTGAAAGTCGATGCCACGCTGCTCGCAGCGATGTCGCGATGCGATGGTCATGTGGCACCCAGCGAGGTGGCGGCAATCCTGCGCCACCTTGCGTACATCGTCGAAAGCGATGGTGAATACATCCTCTCGGAAGACGACGTTGCCCGCCTCGACCGCCACGTGGCGCGCTTGCGGCCTACTGTGGAGGCAATCCGGCGGGCGCTCAAATCGGCCGGCGCTTTTCACCCCGATCGGCTGAAGCGGATGCTGATCGCGGCCGCCAAAGTGATGGACGCCGATGAGATTCGTCACCCGACGGAGATGCGACTGCTGAACGTTGTGGCCCTGGAACTGCTTGGTGTGAAGCTGCAGTAGCCTAAAGGGTTCAGTCGTCGGTGCCTGTTTTCGATTGTTTGAACAGCACCTTCAGTACCTCGATGGCATGATCGCGTTCGGCGTCCGACCGCTCCTGGAAGAAACGTGCAATCCAATCGTCGTCGGGATGGCGGAACAAGGCCGATATTTCGGTTTCGAAGATCTCGGCAAGCCCGACCAGGTGAAAGGGCTTTGGCATTGCGCCTTTGAACCACCGGTTCACGGTGCTCTTGTTCACATTCATATCGGCTGGAAATGCGGCCACAATGTCGGTCTGGCGCATGCTGCGCTTGGCGGCCCACTCCGGAATGAAGTGGAAACGCGGTGGATTTTTGTCACTGTGGATACGTTCGACTTGCGCCATACGCAACATTGTGGCGTGCGGGACATCGCTAGTCGTTATCATTCAAAGCAACTTTCCGCTTGACGGATAGTTGCGTTCGGCGCAACTATCCGCGTCATGAGCAAATCCGACCTGCCTCTTCGGGGCTTCCGCAACGCCAACGGTTTCAGCCTCGACGACCTGTCCGGCGCGCTGGGAGTCCACAAGACAACCGCGATGCGCATCGAATTGGGGGAACTGCCTGCGGACGCCGATGTGGTCGAACGCATCGAGACGTTCACCACGGGGCTCGTCACCGCCGCCGATATGCATGCGATTCGGCTCGCCTGGCTCAAGGCCAACCGGCCGGAGAAGTTTCGCGAAGCGCCCCCCTCTGGCCTGCCGGCCATCTCCCCCTCAGGTGGGGAGATTCGCGGCGGGAGCGTCGCGCCATGAGCACCACCTTGCAACTGGTGCAGATCGCGCTGCTGGTCATAACCATCGGCGCCAGTGTCGCGGCAATCCGCATCTCTCGTAAGACTGCTGCGCTTTTTCGCGATGATCTGCTGCGCCAGGGCATAGACCGTCGCTTCATCTGGTTCTGGCAGCAGAAGCGCTACCTGCGTCTGGGATACAGCATCACCCGCGAAACGACGCCGGGCATCTCCGGGTGGCTCGACCGGGCGCATGACGCCTTGCGACCGATCGCCGTGAGGTCCACCGCGCCATGACGCTACATCTTGAGCACGTCCATGACGTTGATCGGGACCGAGAATTTCTTCACGGTCTGGTCGCTCCACAGCATCTCTGCCCGCAGGGCAGCGGGAGAAGCGGTTTCCCTTACCCTCAATGGGATAAGCACGTCGTTCTGCCCGCCATGCTCGAAATTGCCGTGGCGACCGACATGGTGCTTGGTGTCGTACCGGTCGGTTTCCCCGTCGTCCTCGATGATCACGAGGCCGCGCTCCACGAAGATGCCCGTCAGCATCAGGTCTGCGTCCGTCGATGTGTTGCGGATCGTGACGGCAAGAAGCCCCTCCGCGTCGCCGTCGGGCAGATACAGCATGCCGCTGGCGACCGGTGTGGGGCGGGCGGCACCCATCGAGGCTCTGTACTGTCGTTGCGAAACGACGGCAGACCACACCGCCGCCACGGCGGCGACCAGCGTCAGCGCAAGCGAAACTGCCGTGAGAATGTCCTGCGTCAACCACGTCCACATTCCCGATCGTTAGCACGCGCGGCATTCGGCTGCGAGGCCCGGCCATGAGACGGCGCGGTCGCCCTTCGACCTGGCAGGCGATGGAAGGCCGGCGCATCGCCGGCTTGCCGCCACTTACCGATTTCCCCCCGGTCAGCGGCTTGCCGCAGCTGACCGCGACTGCCGCCGTGGGTTCGCCCATGGCGGCCTTTTCTTCCGACGCCGCTGTCACCGTCGGCGCGAAGGCGGGCGCGATTCTCAACCCCGGGGCCGAACCCCGGGCGCCCGCCTTCATCTCTTCCGCGACCGTGCTCCTGCTCAAGGCCATCGGCCTGCATGAGGGGTTCGGCGAGCACGACCTCGAACGGATCATCACCCATTGCGCCTGTCGCGTCGCGCAGGATGCCGGCCTCGGCGTCCTGGCGCGCGCGGTGGCGGACCACAAGGTCGATGGCCCGCTGGAAAGGGCGCCGCCCTGATCTGATCGTTTCGTCGGGTTTCATGCCCGCACACTGAATCACCCAGACCTTTCCCGCCACGGGAAAACACGCCGGGATTTCCCGGCGCGGGAAACCTTTTTGCGCCTTGCGAGGAGGCGACACGATGGCAGAGATTTCAGACGCCTGGTTCCACAGGCTGAAGGCCGCGCAGCGCGACCTGATCCGCTATGCGGGCGGGATCGAGCGCGCCGCCGAAATCACCACATTCAGCAAGTCGCAGGTCGGCCGCTACAACAACGCCGCCGACCCCGAACTGATGCCGCCGGCCGCCGTGTACGCGCTCGAGCTGGAATGCGGGCAGCCGGTGTTCACCGGCGCGATGGCGGCGCTGCATGGCCGCAGGCTCTCCGACCCCGACGACGATCAAGCCCGCGCCGGCGACGTGCTGCGGCGCTATGCCGACGCGGCCCGGCAGACGGCGGAACTGATGTCCGCCGCGGCGCTGGCGCTGGCCGACGGCAAGGTGACGCCGGCGGAGGCGACGACGATCGACCGGGGCGCGGCGAATGTCGAGACGGCCATGGCCGAACTGCGCCGGGCGCTGGCCGCGATCAAGGCCAATGGTGTCTTCACCATCGTGGCGGGAGGGCAGGGCTGATGTCTTCCACCCCCGTCGGCTACGACACGCAGCGCCGGCAGCGGCCGGTCACCCAGGCTTTCGCGGTCGCGAAACGCTGCGTCGGCGACCGCGTCGATCCCGACGATTACGACGCCGCCGCGCCGGCCCGGCCGCTGGCCGAACTCGGCATGTTCGACTGCCGCTTCGCGGTGAACAACGCCGCGCCCCGGGAAACGCACCTGTTCTGCGCCCGGCCGGCCGACGACGCCCATGGCTACTGCCGCCACCACCGGCTGCGGATGAAAGGCAGCGGCACGGTCGGCGAGCGCCAGGCTTTGGCCGTGCTGAAACGGGAGGCGGCGTAGATGGCGCCCGAAAAGAAACAGTTCGGCATCGCCGTCTCGCCGCAGGTCTATGACGGCGTCGCCCGCCGCGCCAAGGCCATGGGGCTGTCGCCGACCAGCTACGCCAAACTGCTGTTCGAAGCCGGCTTCGCGGCGCGCATCGGCCACGAGCGCCAATTGCCAGCCGATGACGCCGAACTCGACGAACAGTGCCGGCTGGTCTTCGCGCTGGCCGGGCAGGGCGACACCGCCGCGATCGCCAAAGCCACCGGCATCAAGGAAGCGCGCGTCGTCAGAATCCTCGATGGCTGGAAACAGGCCGGGAGGAAACCGGCATGAAGCGCCCGCCGACGCACAATTTCGTCGCCACCGGCGTCGCCGGCGTCGTCACCATCGGCGCGGCGCTGTTCATCCTCTGGCTGTGCATCCCGGCCCGGCCGCATGTGCTTTCCGGTTCCCTCCGCGCCGTTCCGGCCGTTGTGCGGCCGGGCGCTGCGGACGCCCTAGCGGGCTACCTCGTGCTTGCGCACGACGCGCCGCTCGGCTGGTCGTATCCGTTCGCCTGCTGCTCCGGCATCGACTGCCGGCAGGTCGCCATCGCCGACATCGAGGAAGGCCCGGAAGGCTACGTCATCCGCGGCACCGGCGAGGTCCTGCCCTATGGCGACAGGCGGCTGAAGGATTCACCCGACGGCGAATTCCACTGGTGTTCGGTCGCCGGCGCCAATGACGGCCGCACCATCTACCTTTTCGTTCCACCACGGGGGTTTTGATGACCCTGCCGCCGCCCGACCAGATCACGGCGCATCCGCTCGCCGAACTGTTTCCGATGCTGCCGGAACGCGAGATCGCCGAACTGGCCGACGACATCGTGACCTACGGCCAGCGTGTGCCGATCGTCATCCTCGACGGCCAGGTGCTCGACGGCCGCAACCGGCTGGCGGCCTGCCTGTTCGCCAAGGTCGATCCGATCATGGAAGACTTCACCGGCGACGATCCGCTCGGTTTCGTGCTGTCGCACAATCTGCATCGCCGGCACCTGACCGACAGCCAGCGCGCCATGGTGGCTGCGAAGATCGTCGATTGGGAAACCGGCCTCAACCAGCACACGAGCGCAGGGGGTGCACATGTGCCCGCCCGGCAGGCGGCGGAAAGGCTGTCGATCTCCGAACGCGCGGTGAAGGCGGCGCGGCGCATCCACGAACACGGCACCGCCGAACTGGTCGCCGCGATCCGCGACGGCCGCCTGTCGGTGAAGACCGGCGAGGCGCTGTCGCATCTGGCGCGTGAAGCGCAGGACGCGGTGCTGCGGCAGGAAGAAAAAGACATCGTGGCGCGCGCCAAGGCGATTCGCGCCGAGCGCCAGAAGCTGCGCCACACGGTGCGCCTGGCGCATATGGACATGGTGGCCGGCAAGGGCAGGGCGACCGCGCCCGCCTCGGCCAAACCCTATCCGGTCTATTACGCCGATCCGCCCTGGCGCTTCGGCGTGCGCTCGGAGGTGACCGGACGCGAGAAGAGCGCCGAAAACCACTATCCGACGCTGGAGACCGACGCGCTGATCGACCTCGTGGCCGGCGTGATCGGCGGCGCTGATGGTGAGACGGGGCATCCGGCGGTGCTGTTCTGCTGGGCTACCAACCCGATGCTGCTCGACGCGCTGCGCCTGCTGCAGGCCTGCGGCTTCGACTATGTGCACAATTGGGTTTGGGACAAGGAAGTGGCCGGCACCGGCTACTGGGGCCGCGACCGCCATGAGATGCTGTTGATCGGCCGCCGTGGCGACATCGCCGCGCCCCTGCCGGGATTGCAACCGGAAACGGTGCATCGCGAGCGCAAGGGCAGACATTCAGCCAAACCGGATTTTTACGCCGAGACGATCGAGCGGCTTTATCCCGGCATCGCCCGGCTGGAGCTGTTCGCCCGTCGCGCCCGGCCGGGCTGGGACGTGTGGGGGTTCGAGGCCGGCGCGCCCGATGCTGAAACGGACGCGCCGGATGCGACGCGGTCCCCCACTCCGTCGCCTGCGGCGACACCTCTCCCCCCTCCGGAGGGAGAGGATGGGCGGCAGCGTCGCCGGTCGAAGGCGGTGCCGGCATGAGCGAGTTTGTTCGCGGCGTCATCAGCATACCGTTTCCCAAGGGCATCGAGCGCGTTCCCGCATGGCTCTGCGACGGTCTCGCGGTATTCGAATCGGTCGATCTCAAGTCGCTGGACGGATCGGAAATCTGGCGTATCTGCCATGTTTCGAGCGGCGCGACGCTTGGAAGCTCATCAAGGGGATCGTTGGGATTCGATACCAGGGCCGAGGCGATCACCGCGGCACGCGCCTTGCTGGCGTTGCCGATCGATTGGCGGACTCCGGCCGATGACCTGAAGACGCGCAATGGCCTCGGCAACGTGTGCATCGTCGTGCAGGTCTTCTGCGGCGCGTTCGTGCTTGAGGACGTCATGGCGTCGCCGCCGGAGGGCTCGGCATGATCCGGCGGCTCGACCAACTCACCGGCCCGCTCGAAGCGGGGAAACACTATCTGGTGCCGACCGTGCACGGCATGTGGCAGCAAAGGGTGCGCGACTGGCCGGTGATCGGCGTCCGCCACAACGATGCCCACTGCCTCCAGTTCGAGCATCAGCACTATCATCTCGACGGGCGCTTCCTGCGCTGTTTCTGGCTCGATGATGAATACTGGTTCTGGCGGAACGTCGGCGGCTCGCCGCTGATGCTCGACGCCGCGGGCAAGCTGGCCGACCTGTCCGCCCCGACATGGCGCCGGCGAAAGTGCCAGCACGTCACCAGCCCGTCGATCGACGCCGTCTATGGCATGGTGGCGGACAATGCGGCGCGCTTCCTGCAATGGCGCTGCCATTTCGACGAGTGGACCGGCAAGCAGGCCAGTCATGACGGTCGCGGCTGGGTCTGCCCGCACCGCAAGGTTCCGCTCGCCGACCATGCGCCGGTCGACGGCGTCATCACCTGCCCGCTGCATTTCCTGCGCATCGACGCCGCCACCGGGAAGGTGCTGCCGCCCTTGCTGCCCGATGTCGGGGTGCCAGCATGAACGCGCCGAACCTCTTCGCCGGCATGGGTTCGCATCAGTCGGCCCGCTCCGAAACCGATGTGTGGCTGACACCGCCGGCGCTGATCGATGCGCTGGGCGGGGCCGACAGCTTCGACCTCGACCCGTGCGCCGCGATCGACCAGCCCTGGCCCACGGCGGCGCAACACTACACCGAAGCCGACAACGGGCTGCTGCTGCCGTGGTTCGGGCGGGTGTGGCTCAACCCGCCCTATTCGACGGCGCTGGTGGCGCGCTTCCTCGGTCGGATGACGGCGCATGGTCGCGGCGTGGCGCTGGTCTTCGCGCGCACCGAAACCGAGCCGTTCCACCGCTTCGCCTGGCAGGCCGCCAGCGGCATGCTGTTCCTGCGCGGGCGACTGAACTTCCACCGGCCGGACGGCAGACGCGCCGACGCCAATGGCGGCGCGCCATCGGTGCTGATCGCCTATGGCGCCGACGATTGCGAGATGCTGGCCGACGCGCCGATCGACGGGGCGTTCGTGGCGCTGCGGCTCAAGCTCTCGGTATTGGTCGGCGGGCTGGCCGGCGAAATGGCGGCGAGCTGGCGCGAGGCGCTTGAGGCCTATTTCGACGGGCAGGGCGACGGGCCGGTCGAACTGGCCGAAGTCTACCGCGCCTTCTCCCGCCACCCGAAGACGGCGGCCAACCAGCACTGGCGCGCCAAGCTGCGGCAGACCCTGCAACGCGGCCAGTTCGAGCGGGTGGAGAAGGGCTTGTGGCGGAGGCTGCCGGCATCGCTGTTTGCCGGGGTGCCCGCATGAGCGGCACCAGCGACATCCTGCGCGACATGGCCCGTCTCAGGCGGGCGCTGGAAAAGCGCATGCGGCGCGACGACCGCGCCGAAGAACTGGCGGCGCGGGAACGTGCCGGCGATCGCGGAAAAATGCGCTGCGGGCCGCTCGCCAGCTTCGACACGCCGGGGCTGGCCGGCCTGCTGCGGCCGATGCTGGAATTCGACGGGCGCGGCTGGCGGGCGATCGCCGCAGAGATGGGCGTGACCTCGCCCGACCTGTCGCGCGTCATGGCCCGGCAGGACATCTCGGCCGCCAAGGTGTTCGCCATCTGCGACTGGGCAGGGCTCGATCCGCGCGCCTTCTACCGCCCCGCCCTCGGCGCGCCGAAACCGCGCAAACGCCCGCGCCGCACGGTGAAACCGGGCGGCAGGGCGGGCCCAAAAGTCGGGGAAATGTTTCACGGGAAAAGCACTGAAACAGGAAAACTGGAGCAAGCCTAATGGCACGAATCTATCTCGCTTCGTCATGGCGCAATCCTCATCAGCCATGGATGGTCGACCTCCTGCGGAACTCCGGTCACCAAGTCTACGACTTCCGCAATCCGCCTCACTCGACCGGCTTCTCGTGGAAAGATGTCGGGCTCGATCTGCCATGCTCGGCCCACGACTATCGGTCCGCGCTGCTGACGCATCCGCGCTCTGCCCAAGGTTTCAATGCCGATTTTGCCGCGATGCGTTGGGCCGACACCGGCTTGCTCGTGCTCCCCTGTGGCCGCTCGGCGCACCTTGAACTCGGGTGGATGGCCGGCGCCGGCAAGCGGACCCTGATCCTGACGCAGGACGGCGAAGAGCCGGAACTGATGGCGCTGCTCGCCGACCAGATATGCATATCGGTCGATGAGGTGGTCGAGGCACTGCGCCAGTGACCGAGCCGCACGCCACCGATTCCCTGCTGCCGATCATCCGGCGCATGCATGACGCCGAGACCGACCGCGAGCGCGCCGCTGTGCTGCTGGAGGTGCCCGACCGCATCCTGGCGAAATACCGCCCGGTGTTCGAACAGGCCTGCGTCCGCGCGCGCTTCGACCTTGGACTGGAATACATCGCCATCCGCAAGGCGGAATGGTGCGCGACGCGCGGCCCGGACGGCCGGCACAAGAGCTCGATCTTCGAAGACGCCCGGAAAAACTTCGCCGCCTTCGCCAAAGGTGAGAGCGGGGGGGCGGGATGATGGAGATCAGCCATCCGGGCCTCAACCCTGAATTCGCCGCGCGTGTCCGCGCCGAGCGGGCCGGCGTCGCCTATGTTGTGCCGCCGACGCGCGGCAAGCCGGCGAAGCCGGGTCGCAGCACCAAGGACCTGTTCGACGCGGCACGGCAGCTGCTCATCGAGACGCGCCGCGACCGCGTCGCCGCAGCCGAGGCGCTGGCCGAGATCAGGCGCGAGCGGCGCGAGAGCGCCGAGGTGCTGGCAGAGGCGCGCGCCCAGGCGCTGACGATCATCACCGAGGCCGAACTCGCGGCCCGCGCGCTGGTGCGGCATCCGACTTTGCCCAGTGTGGCGGCAATCCAGAAGGAAGTGGCCGGCCGTCACGGCATCCCGGTGCAACGCCTGCTCGGCTGCAACATGGCGCGCCCGCTTGTGGCGGCGCGCGACGAGGCTATCGCGCTCGCCCATGCCGCCCGGCCGGACCTGTCGTTCCCGGCGCTCGGCCGGCTCTTCCGCCGCGACCATTCGTCGATCATGTCGGCCCTCAAGCGATATCGGAGCCGGAACCCATGACCGTTCATCCCGATATCCCCGATATCGCCCTGTCGGTGATGCAGCCGTGGAGCCTGCTCATCGTGGACGGGTTGAAGCCGATCGAGAACCGCGACTGGCGGCCATGGAATCCCGGGCTCCGCCATCGGGGTCCCGTGGCAATCCACGCAGGCATGAAGCCGGACGCCGGTGCGATGGACGACGTGCGGCATGGACGCCATCCGGTCACGGGTGAGCCGACGCTTATGGGTTGGCCGCCGATGCCACGGTACTTCGACCTTCACGAAGGGCGCCTTTGCGGCGGTATCGTCGGCGTCGCGACGCTGGTCGACGTCGTCACCCGATCCGATAGCGAATGGTTCGTCGGCCCGTATGGGCTGGTGTTCGCCGATGCAAGGCCGGTCCCGTTCATTCCCGTCAAGGGCGCCCTCGGCTTCTTCAAGTGGCGCGACAAGCTCGGCGAGGCGCCGGCAACCAAGCCTGTTGCGGGCCTGCGGGATGATCTGTTCGGCGGAGGTGCCGGATGACCGACGCCGCCCGCCTTGCCCAAATCCGCGCCAGCCATGCGGCGATCGCGCCGGGCATGTGGTCGCGCGCCGTCGACGGCGAGGGCCGCGAGTTCGTGGAAGCGCGCGGCGACATGGGCGAACTGCTGCCGGTGCTGACCTTCCACCCCGGCGCCAGCACGGCGGAACGCGACTTCGTGACCGAAGCGCCCGAGGCGATCGGCTTCCTGCTTGGGCTGGTCGAGCGGGCCGCGCGCAAGGTGCGCGCGCTGTCGGGCCAGGCTGAACCGGAAACCCGCGCGAAGGCCGGCAAGGACTATGCCGCCGAAGCCGCGATGAAATGCGCCGAACCTTCATTCAAGCGCTTCCTGATGGAAAAACACGGGCTGGAAAGCCCGGCGACCGATGAACGCGTGGCGCAGAAAGTCCGCTCGCTCTGCGGCGTCTCTTCGCGGCGCGCGCTCAACGAAAACGGCAAGGCCGCCGACCGCTGGACCAACCTGCGGCGCGCCTTCGACGCATGGAGACGTGCCGGATGAACGCACCTTTCGCGCTCGACAACCGGATGACCATCGTGCTGTTCGCCGGGATGGGCGGCGGCTGCGACGGGCTGGAGCAGGCCGGTTTCCACGTCCACGTCGCGATCAACCACGATCCCGTCGCCGTGGCCGTCCACAAGGCCCGGCACCCGCATACGCGGCACCTGACCTGCGACGTGTTCGAGGCGGACCCGTACGTGGTCTGCCAGGGGCGCGGCGTGCGCGTGCTGCACGCCTCGCCGGACTGCACCCACTTCTCGGTGGCGAAGGGCGGCAAGCCCGTCAGCAAGCGCCGGCGCTCTCTGGCCTGGGTGATCTGCCGCTGGGCCGGCACCGTGCGGCCCGAGACGATTACGCTCGAAAACGTTGCGGAAATCCAGACCTGGGGGCCGCTGATCGCCAAGCGCGACAAGGCGACCGGCCGTGTCGTCAGGCTCGATGGCTCGGTCGCGGCGAAAGGCGAGCGTGTTCCCGTGTGGGATCAATGGCTGATCCCCGATCCCCGCCACAAGGGACGCATCTGGCGCGCCTGGCTGAAACATATGGCGGTCAAGCGCTACTGTTTCGAGGGCAAGGTGATGGTCTGCGCCGACTATGGCGTGCCGACCATCCGCAAGCGCTACTTCGGCGTCGCCAAGGCGGACGGCAGCGCGATCGTCTGGCCGCCGCGCAGCCACGCGCCGCGCGACAAGGCGAAGGCTTTGGGGCTCAAGCCATGGGTCGGCGTGCATACCTGCATCGACTGGTCGCTGCCGGTGAAGTCGATCTTCGGCCGCGCCAAATCGCTGGCCGAAGCGACGCTGCGGCGCACGGCGCGCGGCGTGATGCGCTACGTGGTGACGGCGCTGAAGCCGTTCATCGTGCCGATCACCCATTCGGGCGACCTGCGGGTGCACTCGATCGACGATCCGGCGCGCGCCTTCACCACGGCGCATCGCGGCGAGCTGAGCCTGATGGTGCCGTCCTTCGGCGTCATGCGCAATTCGCGCCAGCCGACCTACGCCGCCGACGATCCCGCCCATGCCTTCACGGCCGGCGGCGCCAACCATGCGCTGGTCGCGACGACGATGGCTCCCGTCGCGATCGACACCGCGCACGGCGAAGGGCAAGGCCGGGGCGTCTCCGAATGGTCGATTGAGGACCCGATGCGCAACGTCAACGCCAGCCCCGGCAAGGGCTTCGTTGCTGTTGAACTCGCGCCGTTCACCATGGGTGTCGGCGGGCGCGCGGCCCAGACGGAAGAGCGCAGCGTCGAGGAACCGTCGGGATCCTCGACGACGAAGGAAGACCGCGTCGTCGTGGCCGCAAGCCTTCAACGTCAGTTCGGCGAATCCATCGGCGCGGATGTGCGGGAGCCGGCACCGGTATTCACGCCTGATGGTCAAGGGAAAAGCGCATTGGTCGCCGCGTTCATGGCGCAGCATACCTCTGGCTCGCATCCGGGCCAGCCGGCGCGCGACATGCTCGATCCTGTCTCACCGCTGCTGTCGGCGGGTTCGCAACAGGGCGTCGTCGCGGCGTCGATGCTGGCGCTGCGCGGCACCAGCGAAGCCGGTCGCGACATCGCGGACCCGGCCGCCGCCATCATGGCGGGCGGCAACCATGCCGGGCTGATACTCGCCTTCCTGCAGGCTTACTATTCGAGCGGCGGGCAGGACAGCGGCCTTGACGATCCGCTGCTCGCGGTGACCGCCAAGGCGCGCCACGGGCTGGTGACGGTCACCGTGCGCGGACAGGACTACGTGATCACCGACATCGGCATGCGCATGCTGGAGCCGGAAGAGGGCGTCGCGGCGCACGGCTTCGCCAAGGGCGCGCTGCCATCGCACATCACCATCGACGGCGTCACACGCCGCCTCACCAAAACGGAAAAGTATCACCTGGTCGGCAACAGCGTGCCGCCCGAGATGGTGCGGCTGCTGGCGGTCCACAATGTCCGCCCGGCCTTCGCGGAGGCGGCGGAGTGACAGGCCCACGCCTTTCCATCATCCCGGCACGCGCCGCCACCGACCGGTCGCTGAAACCGCGCGACCTGCAGGTGCTGTGCGTGCTCGGACGCCATACCGATGAACTCGGCTGGTGTCGCAAGAGCCAGGTGAAGATGGCCGACGAGATGGGTTGCGCCCGATCGACGGTGTTCGAGGCCGTCGAGAGGCTGGTGAAGGCCGGGTATGTCGAGCGCTATGTGCAGGAAGAGGCGAGCGGGCGCGACAGCCCGCATGTCTATCGCGTCATCCTTGATCCACCGCACCCGAACCCCGGCGTGATTCCCGTCGATCTGGAAGGCGAAGACCCCGCCGACCAGCCGGCACCCCCTGCCGGTATATCGGCACCCCCTGCCGGTCCTGGACCGGCACCTAAGAACGACCCTCTTAGAACGATAGAGAAAGAGCGCGGGCGCGAGGATGAAGGGCAGAAGGCTGACGATCCGGCGAAGTATGAGCGGCGGGTGAAGAAAGTCGGCGCCGACACCAACTGGCCGGGCTGGGCCAACACGTCGACCGCCTGGACGGTTACGCAATTCGCGAAACTCACCGATGCCGAGCGCGCCGAGGGCGAGGCGAAGGCGCCTGCCTATGTCGCCTTCTGCAAGGGCAAGGCGGTGCCGCTCGGCGTCTACTTCCGCGACAAGAAATGGACCGACCTGCCGGCCTCGGCGCTGGAGCCTAAAACGGCGGTGGCGAGCAAGCCTCCGGACTATGCACCGCCTTTCGGCCCGGCATGGTCGGCCTGGGTGATTGCGACGCTGGCCGGTGGACCGGAAAACGCCGAAGGCGCGACCGAGGCCGAGCGCTGGCCGAAGATCGCGCACCTGTTCAGCGAAGCCCGGTTCGGGCGTGGCTTCCGCTTCGCCGAACGCTGGCACTCGCCCGACGTGACACGGCTCATGGTCGCGGTGCCGGTCGGGACCGAGGCATTCGCCGAATGGGTCGTAGAATTCCAACTACGCGGATGTCCGGCCTTGCCCGATCCGGGGCAGCAGCGTGTCGTCTACTTCCCGGCTGGCGGGCCGGCGCGACTGAGCGATTTCGAGGATGCGGTACGAGGGAAACACAATGATGGCAACGGACAAGAAGCAGCTGAATAAAGCCGAGCCGATCGACCTCTCGCGCTGCGAAGCGAAGATGGAACGGCAACAGGGCATCAGCCGGCGCCAGCGGGCGATGCTCGACGCAGCCGCCGAGGAAGGCGAGGGGCGCATGTGGGCGATCGTCAAGGTCGCCCATGGCCGCGACAATGATGTGGATAACCTGCTCTATCGCGCCATGATCGAACACTGGCTGCCGCTGCGGATCGCCGAGGAAAACGTCGGCGGAAGGCGTCGCGGCCATCCCGGCAAGCCGGTCTGGACGCTTGCCTGGCCGGGCTATCTGTTCGTGAAGATCGCCGACACGGCGATGGCGTGGCATGGCGTTTCGGGCGTCAAACACGTCAAGTCGGTGCTCGGCGTCGGCGAAAAACCGTTCTTCATCGATGACGGCAAGCTCATGAAAATCAAGTCGGAACTGGCGACGCTGAAGCCGTACGCCAAGCCGCGGGACGCGTTCGTCGAGGGCCAGACCGTGCGCATCAACGAAGGTCCGCTTTCCGCGCAAAACGCCACATTCAGGTCGGTGAAGGATGCGGGCGACGGGACGGAACGGGCGCGCATCGAGGTGATGATCTTCGGCCGGGTTATGCCGATCGAGATCGATCTTGCGTTTCTCGAAGGAAGCGCATAGGGGAGTCTCCCTTAGGAGACCTGACAGAGTCGCACTCCAGGTGAGCAGCGCCATCAGGCCCAGGTGAAGCAAACCAGCTTCACCGCGATGGGAACGATTCCAGACATCATGCCCGATATGCCGAAGATGTTTCGGCCTGCCCACTTGCCATCGCGCAGGGAGCAGCGTCGGGAGTTCGACCAGCGCCGCGATGAACAGGAGTGGCGGCAGTGGTACAAGACCGCGCGGTGGCAGAAGCTGAAGCTGCGTGTCCATGCCCGCGACCTCTACACCTGCAAGGCTACCGGCGTGCTGTGCTCGGGTAAGCATCCAGCGCCTAATAGTCCGGTCGCTGACCATATCGCAGAACACAACGGCGATGCCCAACTGTTCTGGGATGAAGACAACATCCGCACTGTCTCGAAGGAATTCCACGACAGTGAGCGCCAGCGCGAGCAGATCGCCGCGAGGGGGCGGGGGGTGGGTCGAAAGTCTACAACCCCCCGCCGCTAGACCGTGGTCAAAGTTTTGCGGGCGCAAGTTTCCGAAGATTTTTTTCTGACCAGCAGCCAACCAGCATTGAGGCGTTTGAAGACGATGGCACGGCGTGGACCGAAGCCGGAACCGGCGGCAGTGAAAGAGGCAAAGGGCAATACGGGTCGCCGCCCGATCGGCAGCGACCCGGTTGTCGAGGATGCCCCGCAGCAGGCGCCCGTCACGGCGCCATCCTGGCTCAAGGGCGACGGGCTCGCGGTGTGGAAGCGCCTGGCGCCGCGGCTTATGTCGCTCAAGCTTCTCTCCGTTACGGACGCGGAGACTTTTGGTCGCTACTGCCGGAACTTCGCTCGCTGGCTGAAGATGCAGAAGCGGCTCGACGACATGGGCGAGATCTACGAGATCGAGACGCAGAGCGGGAAGGTCCGCCGCGCGGATCCTGCGTTCCTGATCGGTGATCGCCTCGAGCGGCAGCTGGTAACTGCGGAAGCGATGTTCGGCCTCAACCCAGCCGAGCGCCAGCGTATCTATGCGGCACGCGCCAATGCCGGCGCCGGCACCGATCGCGACCTTTTCGGCCATCAGGCGACGCCGGCCGGCAAAGGCAAACGTGCGCGCACTCCGATACAGACAAAGCCGAAGTCGGCGATCGGCTTTCTGCAGTAGCGCATGCCGGTCAAGGTAGGGCCGACGCGTGGCAAGCGTCCGCGTAGCCGTCCGGGCGGCGTCGGTGAGGCGGCTGTGTGGGACGACCGTTCGCTTGTCTGGAGCGACGGTGAATACTGGTTCGATGAACGGGCGGCCGATCGCGCCGTAGCCTTCTTCCCCGAGCACCTGGTGTTCACCGCCGGGGAATGGGCAGGCAAGCCGTTCGTTCTCGAGCCCTGGCAAGAACTCGACGTCGTGCGGCCATTGTTCGGATGGAAGCGCGCCGACGGCACCCGCCGATATCGCCGTTGCTTTGTTTGGGTGCCGCGCAAGAACGGCAAGACGGAACTGGCGGCGGGCATCGCCCTGTTGATCCTTCTCGGCGACGCGGAAGAGGCCGGACAGGTTTACGCGATCGCGATGAACAAGGATCAGGCGAGCATCGTCTTCGACAAGGCGACGTCGATGGTTTCCAATTCGGAATCGCTTTCCGCGGAGCTGGAATGCTTCAAGCCATCGATCTACTGCCCGTCGCTGAACGCATCGTTCAAGCCGCTCTCCGGCAAGCCGAAGGGCAAGCATGGGTTTTCGATGTCGGGCCTCGTCGGCGACGAGGTCCACGAATGGCCGAACGGTGATCTGTATCAGTTCATTCACGACTCGGTGGATGCGCGCCGGCAGCCTCTCGAATTCCTCATCTCGACCGCGGGTGAGAAGGGCACCTATGGCGAAGAAGTCTGGGATGAGTGCGTCAAGATACGCGACGGCCTGCTCGACGACCCTGCCACGATGGTCGTGATCTACGCGGCCGACCCGGAAGACGACTGGACATCGCCGGAAACGTGGAAAAAGGCGAATCCAAACCTGGGCGTATCGAAGAAGGTCGACGCACTGGCAGACAATGCCCGCCGTGCAAAGCAGCTGCCGCGCCTGGTCAACCACTTCAAGCGCTACCAGCTGAACATGTGGACGGATCAGGCCACGGTGTGGCTGCCGATAGACGGCATGGACGACGAGGGCAAACCGTTCGGTTGGGATCACTGCAAGGGTCCGATCGACTGGAAGAACCTCAATGCGGAGTTGAAGGGGAAGCGTTGCTTCGGCGGGCTCGACCTCTCGGCCGTGCAGGACTTGTCCGCCTTGGTTTGGTGGTTTCCGATCCAGGCGGGATTGCCGGTTCCCGTGATGCTGACACGGTTCTTTAAACCGCAGGCGCTGCTCAAGCAGCATTCGCTGCGCGACAAGTTGCCTTACGAGAGGTGGGTGGCCGAAGGCGCGATAACCGCCACACCCGGCAATGTCGTCGATTACGCCTTCATCAAGGAACAGATTTTCAGGGACGGCGAGGCGTTTCGAATAGCGCATGGCGGCGAGACCGATCTCGACGAAGGCCAGGGAGGTCTGGCCATCGACCGATGGAACGCAACGCAGCTGGCGGTCGAGCTGAAGCAAGAAGCCCTGCCGGTCGTTCTCTACGGACAAGGGTTCTTCTCGATGAACCCTCCTGCGAAGGAACTGGAGCGACTGGTGCTCTGCAACGGCTTCCATCATGGCGGCCATCCAGTGCTTCGGCAGCATGCAACCGCGGTGGCGGTGGTCACCAATCCAGTCGGCGACATCAAGCCGATGAAGCCAAAACCGAATGTCCGCATCGACGGAATCATCGGCGGCTGCATGGCGCTTGGCATCGCCGCGCGCGACCAGGGTGAGACGATCTCGGTCTATCAGGAGCGCGGCGCGCTTGTTCTCTGAGGAGAAGACATGAGCCTTTGGACTCGCCTCTTTGGGGGAACGCCGTCTGCCGCTCCCGCGCCCCGCGCGGCGACACAGTTGTCAGGCGGAGGAGTCTCGATCACGACACCGGATCAGCTGGAAGAGGCGCTGCGCACCGGCGGGCTGACATCCTCCGGCATGGCGGTTACGCCGGACAAGGCGATGCGCGTTGCCGCCGTCTTTGCCTGCGTTCGCATCCGGTCTGGCGTCGTTGCCAACATGCCGCTTCATATCAAGCGTCGTATCGATGATCGGACGCGGAATGATGCGTCGGACCATCCATTGTGGCGGATTTTCAGGCGTCGCCCAAACCGGTGGCAGACGCCTTCACAATTCAAGCGGATGCTTACGGCCCATCTGCTGCTGCGTGGCAACGCCTATGCGATGATCGTCTGGTCGATGGGTGAGGTGAAGGAACTGATCCCACTGCACCCGGATCGGGTCGAGTGTACCCAGAATGACGACCTGTCGCTGACCTACGTCTATACGAGGCGCAATGGTCGACGCGTCACGCTGAGGCAGTCGGAGGTTTTCCACCTGGTCGGCCTGACGCTCGACGGCATCCATGGCGTTTCGGTAATCACTTATGCCCGCGAGACGATCGGGCTGGCGCTGGCCATGGAGAACCATGGCGCGACGGTGTTCAAGAACGGCGCCCGCGTCAGCGTCGTGCTCAAACATCCCAACAAGCTCGGTAAGGAAGGCTTGGAAAACCTTCGCGCAAGCCTCGACGAATATCGGGCCGGCGGCGAAAGCGATGGCAAGGCGCTCATCCTCGAGGAGGGCATGGAAACCTCGCCACTGGCCATGACATCGGAAGATGCGCAGTGGATCGAAAGCCGGAAATTCTCCCGTTCCGACATCGCCATGTTCTTCGGTGTTCCGCCACACATGATCGGCGACACGGAGAAGTCAACGAGTTGGGGCACGGGCATCGACTCTCAGACGCAGGGCTTCGTCACTTTCAGCGCCGAGGACGATCTCACGACATGGGAAGAGACGATCAATCGCGATCTCGTCTCCGACAATGACAACGATATCTACGCCCGCTTCAACCGCGCTGCCCTGGTCAAGGGCGATATCAAGGTGAGGTGGGATGCTCATGTGAAGGCGCTGCAGTGGGGCGTCATGAGCCCGAACGAGGTCCGGGCGCTGGAAGACCTGAATCCACGTGAAGATGGCGACATCTACTATCCACCGCCGAACACGGCGGGTGAATCCGAACCGGAGAAGGAAGACCGCGATGAGCCTGCGAAAGCTGCCTGAGGCGAAAACCTTCCAGCGGCCCCAAAACTTCCAGTGGGATGCTCCGAGCGACGTGCTGGCCAAGTGGGCAGAGACGCCTATCGCAGCCGGTTCCGGCGACGATAATAATAGCACGATCACCATGTTCGAGGTGATCGGCGAAGACTGGTGGTCGGGCGGCGGGGTAACAGCAAAGCGGATTTCCGCGGCGCTACGTTCGATCGGCGACAAGGACGTGACGGTCAAGATCAACTCGCCCGGCGGCGATATGTTCGAAGGGATCGCGATCTACAACCTGCTCCGGGGGCACAAGGCCAAGGTCACGGTCGAAGTGCTTGGCTGGGCAGCGTCAGCTGCATCGATAATTGCCATGGCCGGCGACGAAATCCGCATGGGCCTCGGCACGTTCATGATGGTGCACAATGCGTGGGGCATGGTCATCGGCAACCGGCACGACATGCGAGAGGCCGCTACTCTGTTCGACGGTTTCGATGCCGCCATTGCAGACATCTACGAGGCTCGCACCAGCATGAAGCGGGCCGAGATCGAGAAGCTGATGGACGCCGAGACCTTCATGGGTCCTTCCGAGGCGGTGAAGAACGGGTTCGCCGACATCGTCGATGACGGACTCGAGCATCCCGAAGGCGAAGCCAAGAATATGGACCGGGGGTTGATGGCCCGCCGGCAGACGGAAGCCGCGCTGGCCAAGGCCGGCTTTTCCCGAGACAAGCGCTCCGAACTCCTGGTGGAGATGGGCGTTTCTGCGGCCCAGCGCGATGCAAGCCGCACCCCCGCCGCGCGTGATGCAGGCATCGACCCAGCCGCTTTGCAGCGGCTTCTTGAAACCATGCGGGCCTAGGAGGGCCTTTCCATGAACATGATCCTGAACAACCGCGCCCGCGGTCTGGTCGGCGCTGCTCGCGCCGATGGGAACGCTGCCAAGATCCTCGCGGAACTGCAGAAGACCTTCGAGGACTTCAAGGCAGAGCGCGAGGCCGAACTGAAAGGCATCAATGCCAAATTTGCGGATGTGGTGCAGACCGAGAAGGTGGACCGCATCAACTCCGAAATCACCAAGCTGCAGAAGGCGCTGGACGAAACCAACGTCATGCTGGCGGCTTTGAAAGTGGGGGGCGCTGGCGACGACAAGCCGCTCAAGGCTGAAACGCGCGAGCACTCCACGGCCTTCAACCAGTTTTTCCGGCGGGGCGCGGAAGCTGGCCTGCGCGACCTCGAGGTGAAGGCTGCGCTGCGGACTGACAGCGATCCTGATGGCGGCTACGTGGTTCCGGAGCAGATAGAAGACACGATCGACCGGGTGCTCGGCACTGTTTCCGTCATGCGGCAGATCGCCCGCGTGATGCCCATCTCTGCTGCCGTCTACAAGAAACTGGTGAACCAGGGCGGGGCGACGGGTGGCTGGGTTGGCGAGCGCGAAGCCCGCCCGGAAACCAACACCCCATTGCTGTCCGAGCTGGCTTTCCACGCGATGGAAATCTACGCCAACCCCGCCGCGACCCAGACGCTCCTCGACGATGCACGTGTCGATATCGCGGCTTGGCTCGCCGACGAAGTCACGATCACCTTCGCAGAGATGGAAGGCGTCGCCTACATCACAGGCGACGGGGTCAACAAACCGCGGGGCCTGCTGTCGTACGGTACCGTCGCCAACGCGAACTATTCGTGGGGCAAGCTTGGCTATGTGGCCACCGGCCAGGCATCTGACTGGGCGACAACCTCCCCGACCGTCAGCCGTGCGGATGCGATGATCGACCTCTACTATGCACTGAAGCCGGGATATCGGAACGGCGCGTCGTGGCTGATGAGCGACGCGGTGATGGCGGCTGTCCGCAAGTTCAAGGATCCTGATGGTGCCTTTCTCTGGGCGCCGCCGACTGCTGCCGGCGAGATGGCCACGATCCTCGGCAAGCCGGTCTACAACGACGACAACATGCATGCGGTCGGCGCCAACGCGTTTCCCATCGCGTTCGGCAACTTCGCCAGGGGCTACCTGATCATCGACAGGATGGGCGTGCGCGTTCTGCGCGATCCGTTCACCAACAAGCCCTACGTGCATTTCTACACCACAAAGCGCGTCGGCGGCGGCGTCCAGAACTTCGAGGCGATCAAGCTTCTGAAGATCGCTTCGGCCTAATAATCTAGGCAAGGAAAAAACACGGGGGGCATGGAATTGCCCCTCGTGTGAAACGCTTTCTCACCAAATCCCCCATCCACACTGAAAGGAGCAGTCCGATGAAGGACATGCACAACAACATCAAGGTGCTGCGCGCGGTCGGCCCGGCTGCGGTCGGCACCAGCGGCGCGGCGAACGGCACCCTTTCGTCGGCCATCGACCGTCGTGGTTTCGAGAGTGTCGAATTTGTTCTCACCAGGGGCGTCAGCGCGGCGGCGACGGACACGATCACACCCGTGATCCTAGAGGCCAATGCGACCGGCGACAGCTTTACGTCGGTCGCGGACGCCGACCTGCTTGGCACAGAAGCCGGGGCGGTCATGCTCGGCAATGCGGCGACGGAGGCAAAGATCGGATATCGCGGCAACAAGCGCTATCTGAAGCTGCGCCTTTACGGTGTCGGGACGGCGACCTGCAACGTCGCGGGTGCCGTGCTGCTCGGCAACCCCAGCGCTGCGCCCGTCGCTTGATGAGCGACCAGTCAACCGCGCGGCCGGGCGACCGGCCGCCGGCTCCCCGCCACGTGGCGATAGTCGGTCTCGGGCCGAGTTGCGCCGCATTCTTCGAATTGACCCGCAGGCTGGGCGGCGTTTCCGCTTATTGCGACGAGGTGTGGGGCATCAACGCCATCGGCGACGTCCTGCGCTGCGACAGGGTATTCCACATGGACGACGTGGCCGTGCAGGAGATGCGCGCCGTGGATCGCCCGGATAGTAACATAGCGGCAATGGTGCGTTGGCTGAAGGTTCACCCAGGGCCGATCTACACTTCCAGACTTCGGCCTGGTTATCCCGGTCTGGTGGAGTTTCCCCTCGAGGACGTGCTCAACGCCAGGCATGACAGCAATGGCGGAGCCCCCTATTTCAATTCCACGGCAGCGTATGCCGTCGCCTTCGCCGTCCACATCGGCGTAGAACAGATATCGCTTTTCGGCCTGGACTATACGCTGCCGAATTCTCATTCGGCAGAGCAGGGGCGCGCCTGTGTCGAGTTCTGGCTGGGCATCGCTGCTGCCCGCGGCATCGCAGTTAGCGTCCCGGAGCAGACTTCACTCCTCGATGCATGCGCGGACCCTCGTGAGCGTCTCTACGGGTACGACCTCGTCGATGTCCATCTGGCTGATCGTGACGGGGGCGTCAGCGTGACGTTCACCGAGAGGCACGAACCCCCGACAGCCGCTGAGATGGAGCGGCGCTATGATCACAGCAAACACCCGAACCGGCTCGTGGCTGGTCAAAGCAAAGGAGCATGACAATGAAAGCAATCGTGACGAAGGCTTTTCCCGGCCGACCCGACGATCAGGCGCATGTGTGTGAGTTTGTGCCAGGCGACGAGGTGTTCGGCGAACTCGCCGAGGTCGCGGTCAGGAATGGCTGGGCCAAGGAACAAGGAGAAGAGACAGTTTCGCCGGCAAAACCCAAGGGCAAAGGGAGAGCCTGAAAGCCATGCTCGCGCCCGTTCGCATATCTCCTCCGGCAGACACGCCAGTCAGCTTGACCGAGGTCAAGGATCATTGTCGTGTCGGAGGGTCTGACAGCGATACTGTGCTCGCTGCGCTGCTCAATGCCGCGCTGGGCCATCTGGACGGATGGGCGGGCATCCTCGGCAGGGCAATCGTAACGCAAACCTGGAAGCAGGAGTTCTGCACTTTTGGCCCGGTCCTGAGGCTGCCGCTCGGACCAGTGGCGAGCATCACCAGCGTTGCCTATTTCGATTGCGAAAATGTGCCGCGGACCCTTGCGGATACTGCCTACGTGCTGAGATCGGACTTTCGCGGGGCCTTCGTGGACCTGAAGCCCGGTCAGTCGTGGCCCGGCGCCTACCAGCGGCCTGATGCCATCAGCGTGACCTATGTATGCGGCACTGCCCCGCAAGATGTTCCGGCTGCGCTGAAGGTGGCGATTATGCTGCTGGTGTCGCACTGGAATGAAAACCGGGAAGCAGTAGTGACCGGCACAATCGCAACGGAATTGCCGTTGTCCGTCCGCACGCTGCTCGAACCGTATCGCCTGGTAGGCGTCTGATGCCGGGCGCCGGAAATCTCGACCGCCGCATCGTGGTGCAGCGCTCAACCATGACCACGAACGCGCTCGGCGAAGATGTCGAGAGCTGGTCGACGTTTGCGACGCTCTGGGCAGAGCGCAGTGATATCTCGGACGGCGAGAAGCTGGCTGCCGGTCAGGTCGGGGCGCATCTCCGAAGCCGTTTCCTCGTGCGGTCGAATTCAACGACGAAGGCCATCACACCATCAGACCGCATTTCATATGAAGGGGTATGGTCCATCCACGGGTTGAAGGAATCGAAGGACGGCCGCAACCGGTTCATCGAGATCACGGCGGTGAAGGATTCGGACGGATGAAGAAGGTTCCCGTCGAAGGTCTTCGCGAACTCGACCGCGCGCTTGCCGAACTTCCGAACTCGACTGGCAAGGCGGTGTTGCGGCGGACGCTTCTCAAGGCCGGCCAGCCGATGGCCGACATGATGAAATCGCTGGCGCCGGATGATCCCGAAACCGGTGGCAGGGATCTGAAATCGTCCATCTCGGTCGGCACGAAGCTGTCGAAGCGGCAAGCGAAAATCCATCGGAAGATGTTCAAGAACGACAAGGCATCGGCTGAAGCCTTTGTCGGTCCCGGCCCTGACCCAGCTGCATGGAACCAGGAATTCGGCAACATCAATCACCCTGCCCAGAGCTTTGCCCGCCCCGCATGGGACGGCCAGAAAGGCAAGGCGCTCGACATCATCAAAACCGAGATGTGGGGCGAGATCGACAGAGCCGCGAAGCGACTGGCGAAGAAGGCCGCGAGAGGCTGATCCCCCATGGAAGAGGAATTCCGCGCAATCCTTGCCGGATCGGCTGGGGTGTCGGCGCTTGTCTCGGGCAGAATCCGACCCGTGCGGGCAGGCCAGCAAGACGCCTTGCCGTTCGTCGTCTATCAGACGGTCAGCGGGGTTCCCGACTACACGTCCCAAGGAGCGAGCGGGTATGTGCAGACCCGTGTTCAGGTCGATTGCTATGGGGAGACGTACACCAGCGCAAAGACCGTGGCACGATCCGTCGTTGCTGCCTTGTCGGGTTATCGCGGTGGGGCCATCCACGGCGTGTTTGCCAATGGTGATCGCGACCTGCCGGCGGAAGATTCCGGCACGGTGAAGAACCTCTTTCGCGTGTCGCTCGACTTCCTCGTCCACCATTCTTCATAGGAGAAAACTTCGATGACCGAATCCCGTATCGGCTATGGCCTTGCGTTGGAAATCGCGCTCGCCTCGGCGCCCACCGTGTTCACGTACATCGCCGAAACCTTCGACGCGACGCCGCCCACCATGGCAGACGACAACCATGAAGCGACACATTTCCAGTCGCCGAACCGGATGAAGGAATACATCCCGGGGTTCAGCGACGGCGGCGTCGCGTCGTTCGAAATGAACTATGTCCCGGGCTCGGCGACGGATGTGTTTTTGAACAGCCTTCGCGGCGTCCCGATCATCGCGCGGCTGACCTACGCCAATGGCATCCAGGTGCTGTTCAATGCGCTGCGGGAATCCTACGAGCCGGCCATCCCGAACGACGACAAGATGACCGCCTCACTCGGGCTGAAGGTCACCGGCGATCCGTTTATGTCCGCCTCGCCTGTCGCGCCTGGCAATCTTGTCCTGCCGACGATCGCCGGCACAGCGCAGGTCGGGCAGTTGCTCACTGCCGATCATGGCGTGTGGCGCGGCGCGCTCTCCTTCACCTACCAGTGGCAGGGTGACACGGGTGGCAACGGCACGTTCGCCAACATCTCGGGCCAAACCGGGCAGACGATGGTCGTTCCGGTTTCGCAGCAAGGCGACGATGTCCGTGTGGTCGTTACGGGCGTGAACAGCGCCTATTCCACCGCAGCGAACAGCGTAGAAACCGCGACCGTCGCGGCGGCTTAAGGGTACACCCATGGCAAACCCGCATCGCGGAGAAGTCGCCGTCACCGTCGATGGCGTCGACTACACGCTCAGGCTGGCGACCAACGAACTGTGCTCGCTGGAAGACGAACACGGGAAGGACACAAACGAGCTGATTGCCGAGTTCTACCAAGCGGTTTCGGAAGGAAAGCTCAAGATGCGGATGGTCCGATCGTTCTTCCGGGCTGCCCTCATTGGTGGCCTTCCGAGCGTGACGCTCGCCGAGGCCGGGGACATCATGTCGAAAATAGGCCTTGTCGAGGCGGCCGGGTTGCTCGGCAAGGCCATTGCAGCCTCGCTCCCGGATGGACAGGAGGAGGGAGATCAAACTGCGCGCCCTCCGAAGGCCACAAAGGCATAAACTGGCCCGAGTGGCATATGAGTTGGGTTTCCGTCGGGATGGATCCTCAGCTGTTCTGGAAGCTGACCTTGCGGGAAATCAAGGTCATCCTCGACGGAGCTGGTCTGCGGCTCAAGCGCGAACACAATTCCAACGCCTGGGCTGTGTGGCATATGGCGTTCCTGTCGTCCTACGTGCCTGAGAAGCCATCGAACTTTGTGCGGCTGAGCAAGCTGCTCTGGAACGACCCTTCGAGGCCCAAGCAACAGCCTGACTGGCAGCGTAGCGAACAGGCGTTCGCGGCATGGGCAAAATCCTACACGAGGTGAGAACGATGGCCGGTAGTTCCGTCATCGGCGCGCTGCGCGTCAATCTAGGCATCGATACGGCGGCGTTCTCGAACGGCCTCAAGAATGCGCAGTCGCGTCTCTCGAAATTCGGCGACGCCCTAAAGGTAGGCATGGCTGCCAGCACGGCATTCGCAACGGCGGCCTTGGGCGCCTTGGCCATCGGGATCAAGAGGACCATCGGCGGGGCGGATGACCTGCTGAAGGCCTCTCAGAAGTTCGGTGTTCCGATCGAGGAATTGTCGAGGCTCAAGCATGCCGCGGACTTGTCCGGCGTTGCCATGGAGGGCCTCGGCACGGGACTGCGCAAACTCTCCCAGAATATGCAGGAGACCGCTAACGGGGCGAAGAATACAGCGTCGGCTGCCTTCAACGCTCTCGGAATTTCCGTGACCGATGCGAATGGCAAGCTCAAGGATGCTCCATGGATCATGGAAGAGATCGCCGCGCGCTTCAACTCCATGGAGGATGGGGCGCAAAAGACCGCATTGGCGATGGCCATCTTTGGCAGGTCGGGTACTGATCTCATACCCATGCTCAATGCGGGTGGCGACGGTCTTCGCCAAATGATGGAAGAAGCCGACAGCCTCGGCATCGTCCTGACCAGCAGCACCGCCAAAGCAGCGGAAGCGTTCAACGACAATCTTACCCGCCTCAATGCGACACAGGATGCCTTGATTCTCAAGATCACGGCCGCCCTGCTGCCCACCTTGGAACGGCTTTCAGAGGAGTTTCTGGAGTTCGCGAACAACGAGGAAGTGGTGTCGGCCGTAGCGGCAGGCATGGTGTCGTCGTTTCATTGGATCGCCAACGAGATTGCCCAGCTAGCCATTCTGGCCAACCGCCTGAACGTTGAGATCACGGGGCTTACCGAGGCGATGAGCCGACTGGGAAGTGGTGATTTCAGTGGAGCATGGGAGGCATTTTCGAAAGGGCAGGAAGCCTCCGGCAAGATGGCCGCCGATATGAAGGCTGAGGTCGATCGCATGTTCGACGGCAGCGGGATGGGACAGGGCGCAATTCAGCGCCGTATCAATGACGCTTTCGGTTCGACGGGAACAACCTCGGGTAAGGCCTTTGTCGCAAAGTTTGCCGAAAGTGTTGGCGGCGGCAGTGCAAAAAAGGCCGTTTCGGTGATGACGACGGAAGCGGCTCGGATTTTCGAAGCCACCAGAACGCCGCTGGAATCCTACAGTGCGCAGATCGGCCGCTTGAACCATCTGCTCGCGGCCGGTGCGATCAACCAGGATACCTACAATCGTGCGGTCATCCAGGCGCAGGACGCACTTGATCAGTCGGCTCGAGCTGGCGATGCGGCGGCAAAATCGATGGACAGTGCGAAAGACGCGCTGGGAAGCGGGTTCGCCGGGATACTGGATGGTCTTCTAAGCAAAACGTTGAGTTGGAAAGACGCACTGATGCAAGCCGGTAGAGCGCTGTTCGGCTTCCTAAACCAGATGAACGTCAGCAAGGGCGGGTCCGGCATCCTGGGTGGTGGCTTCCTGCAAGGTCTGCTTGGAGGTCTGATAGGCTTCAGGAACGGAGGTTCCTTCGATGTTGGAGGGTCGGGAGGCATCGACAGCCAGCTTGTGGCATTCAAGGCCAGTCCGAACGAACGCGTAAGCGTGACCAAGCCGGGGCAGGATTTGCGCGCTGCGGTGCGGGGCGGTGACGTCTATCACATCGATGCGCGCGGAGCGGATGCCGCAGCGATTGCCAGGCTGGAAGCGGGCCTTGCCATGCGTGACAAGGGCTTCGACAAGAATGTCGATGGTCGGAACCACGCTCGCAACGTCAGAAACACAAGGGGCTGACGGTGGCAGAAATCATCTCCCCGCCGATCGGCCTGGGTGCCAATTCGATGGAACCGCTCACTGGTCCGCGCACAGTTCGTGGTGGCGCGACGGAATCGATCGGCGGCTTCACCCAGAGCTTCGCATCAGCCTTCGGGCTGTGGCGTTGGCGTTTTTCGTTCCCTGCTATGAACGGGTCTCTGTTGCGGGACTATCGCGGCTGGATCACTGCATTGCACGGCGGCGCGAATGCGACGCGGTGGCACTTCTTCGATCCCGACATGCTGACCTTTGCCGAGGCCGGCGTGACGCCGTCGAATTTCCAGATCGCCACGGGTATGCCATGGTCGAACGACGAACCGTGGGCGAACAGCCGGAACTGGGCGGTGAGCCGGCCAGACGTCGCCGTGGCGGCGGCTGCGACGCTCGGCTCGACCACCGTCGTGCTTTCTGATGATTGGTGGGGGCATGCGCTGGGCCGTGGATCGTTCATCGGCTTCTATCCCTACCATTTCGGTCTTTACGAGATCACGAAGGTGCTCGACGAGCCTGGCCGCTACAGGGTGTGGCCGCCCTTGCGGAAGGCTATCACCACATCCGACTTCGCTACTCTCGACGCCACGCTTGCGCTGCGCCTGGAAGGCGAGGCGGGCGCGCCGGTCGGGCGCGGCCTTGCGGTTGCGGAAGGCCTGACTGCGACCTTCGTGGAAGTGCTCGACTACGACGTCCGGGACTATTTCGCGGATTGATGATGCTGTTCTCCGCTGACGATCTCGCGCGACTTCGCCGCCCGCATGTGGCGCGTGCCTGGCTGCTCGAAATGGACCTGCCGGCCGGCATCTCGCGCCTGCACAATGGCGTCGGTCGCAAGATGGTCGGCGGCCATGAGTGGCGCGGGGTGAGCGATCCGCTGGTCGGGCAGCTGGTCGGCATGACCTCCGTCGAGGATCCCCGGTTCGGCACGGCGTCGGCGGTGACAGTCACCCTGTCGGGCGCGAACGCGGCGTTCTTCAAGTCGGTGCATGACGATGCGCGGCAGATCGAAGGACGGCGGGCGGACCTCTATTTCATCGTGGTCGACCAGGAGACGGAAGAAATCCTGATCGGTCTACGAAAGGTGTTTCCCGGGAAGATGACGGCGCCGCTTCTTCAGCGGAGCGGCGTCGGGACGCGCTCGGTGTCGATCACCATCGAAAGCTTCTGGTCGGGTCAGAACTTCCCGTTCGGCGGCAAGTGGAACGGGGCGGACCAGCGCAAGCGCTATCCGGGCGATCTCGGGCTCGATCTCGTCGGGGTGAAGGCTCCGGAGTCATGGCTTTGAATCGCACCGACCAACTCCGCGCCTATATCGAGGCAGCGCAGGAAGCGCCGGTTCGCTGGGGAATCGACGATTGCTGCCGCTGGCCGTTCGCATGGGCGGAAACCCTTGGGCACAGCGCCACGCTTCCGGCTTACGCCAGCGAGGACGAAGCGCGCGCGATGATCGCAGCGGCGGGCGACCTCGATGCGCTGGTGTCGCCCATGATGGCCGCCGCTGGACTGGTCGAAACCGGCGTGCCCGGCTTGGGCGACATTGGCCTGATCCGCATGTCATGGGGCATGTCGGGCTGCATCTTCCTGCCGGGCAACAATGTGGTGATCCGCGCCGAAAAGGGCGTCGGCGCTCTATGGGTTCGGCAGCACCTAGTGGTCAGGGCATGGCAATGCTGAAGGCGATGTCTGCATTTCTGGCCGGCGGCGCGGCCTATCTGGCAACGGTCGGGACGGCCAGCGCCGATCCGATATCAATCGGCAGCGCCGTGATCTCCGGCTTCCTCGGTCTTGGCCTCGGCGGAGCCCTGCCGGCAGTATCGGCGGCGGTGATCGGCAATGTGGTGCTGACCGCCGCCGTGGTCGGGGCGAACCTTGCCTTCGCCCTTCTCGGCCGGCGCGGGCAGGGAACCGTCAAGCCCAACGAACTGAAATCGACGTTCAACAGCGGCGACAGCGCCGAATATGAAGGCATCGGCCGAGCGCGGCTTGGCGGACTGCGAGCCTTCGGAAACACCTATCATGGCACGAAGCGCTATCGGCTTGTCTGTCACGTCAAAGGGCCGATCGCCGCATTCGAGGAATACGTCCTCGGGGGCCGCGACGTGACGCTGACCAGCGAGGGCAATATCGCATCGCCGCCTTGGGTTCTGCCCGGAAGTTCCTACGCCAACATCCAGAGCAAGACCGGCACCGGTACCGAAACGGCGTGGCCCGATCTCATCGCTGACTTCCCGACCGTGTGGACCGGCGCGCACCGCGTTCGCGGCATTGCACAATCCCTCGTCAAGTTCACTTCTCCAGGTTTGGAGGGCGAAGAAAACGCGCTCAAATTCCAGCGGCTTTATGGCAGCCCGGATGCCGGCGACACTGTGCCATCGCTAGAGGTCGTGGCGCGCCTGTCGCCGGTCTACGACCCGCGTGACGGGACGCAGAGCGCCACGAACGCGGCAACTTGGGAATGGCGCGACAACGGCGTGCTCGGGGCCACGCACATATTGCGGCGGTTTCCGGGCGTGGTGGACACCGACATCGACTATGCCGGCGTCGAGGATGAGGCCGATGCCGCCGACGTGGTCGTCAACAAGCTTGGCGGCACGGAGGTGCGAGCCCGCGCATGGGGCGTGTGGTCTTCGGAAAGCTCCCGCAACGACGTGCTGGCGGAGGTATTGCGCTCGATCGGCGCCGAGATAGTCCAGACCGAAGACAATACCTATCGCGTGCAACTGGTTGACGACAGCCCGCCGCCGCCGGAGATCGCGTTCACCTCGCTCGACATTATCAGCATCGACCGCCGCTACGGGCCGGAAAGC